GGGTGCATGTATCTTATGTAGGTAAAGGAAATAGAAAAGAAAGCTTAACAGCAACAAGATCAGAAAAAACAGGAAAGGTGGTATATAGTCCATGGTAATAGGAAGATCACAAATGACTAAGCAAATTGACGGCAAATTAAGAGGTGCCAGAGATGAAAAAAAGAAGAAACAAAGGGTTAAAAAACTTATTCGCAAAAAGTCTGTCTAATAGACTGTTTTCCCAGAAAGTGGTAAAATCAAAGAAGTTGTACAACCGTTTAAAGGAGAGAATTGTCACTCTTAAGGCGGCCGCTAATAAGGAGGATTAAATGACAAAATTGTGTGCACGTGGTAAAGCCGCTGCAAAAAGAAAATTTAAGGTATATCCTAGTGCCTATGCAAATGCTTATGCGTCTAAAATATGCGCAGGTAAAATTAAAGATCCTTCTGGTAAAAAAAGAAAAGACTGGGGACCAAAGAAAGCATCTAAAGGACTTGCCATAACAGCAGGTGCACAATCAGGGTTGGGAAGAATTCAAAAATCTAGAATGGTTATGGAAAAAGCAAGGTTCGGTGCTTTAATTAAAACAGGTAAAAAAGTAAAAGAATTATTAAAAAAAGAAAAACCAAAAAAACCAGGTGGTCAAAAAGGACCTAACAAAGCTACATCTAAAGTTCCCATCACAAAAGATATTAATGTAGATAAAAAAGGAGGGTCTTCATTAAGTGGAACTGAAATGCAGGTAAAAGATAAAAAAGCTAAGTTCGTACTTGATCGTCACTATGGTAAGGATATAAAATCCATTCCTATCACAAAAGGAAAACCTAAATATAAAAAGGGAGGATTAACAAAATGGTTTCAAGAAAAATGGGTAGATATATCATCAAAAAAACCTGGTGGGGGTTATCGAGAGTGTGGGAGAAAATCCGCAAGCCGTTCAAAAAGAGGATACCCAAAATGTGTACCTGCAGCAAAAGCTGCATCTATGACAAAGGGTCAAATATCTTCTGCGGTTGCGCGAAAAAGAAAAGCAGGTAATATTGGTCCAAAACCTACGAATGTAAAAACAATAGTTAAAAAAAGAAAAGGTGGCTCAGTAACACAAGGAACATGTTGGGATGGCTATAAACAAGTCGGCATGAAGAAAAAAGGAAATAAGATGGTTCCTAATTGTGTAAAAGCAAAAACCGGTGGTTATATTGGATCACACATCAAATCAGATTTAGCAGGAACACCTGTTTCTAATAAATCATATGAAGATTATTATAAGGATTTAATTTAATGGCAACTTCAGGCACTACATCATTTAATTTAAGTATTGATGAAATAATTGATGAAGCTTACAACAGAGTAGGTATTAGACCCAATTCTGGAAATGATATGAAAAGAGCAAGAAGAAATTTAAACCTTCTTTTTGCAGAATGGGGTAATCGAGGTGTTCACATGTGGAAAGTTGAATTAGATGAAGTAACACTTGTTGCTGGACAAGCGGAGTATACTTTATTTCAACAACAGCGGAAGCATCGAATGACGTAAACACACAAGATGTTTCTATTACAAAAATTGATAGATCTGCTTACGCAGCACTACCTAATAAATTGGCCACAGGGCAACCTTCTCAATATTATGTAGATAGACAAGTAACGCCAAAAATTTATTTATACCAGGCACCTGATGCATCAACTTACACAGTTTTAAAATATTATGTCATTAAAAGAATTGAAGATGCAGGCGCATATACAAATGATGCAGATGTCGTTTACAGATTTTTACCATGCATGGTAGCAGGATTAGCTTATTATTTATCAATGCAATATGATCCACAAAGAACTCAAATGTTGAAAATGGTTTATGAAGATGAGATGAAGAGAGCTCTGGATCAAGATGGTGGAAGAACTTCTTTATATATTTCACCTCAAACTTATTTTGGGGATGGTGTCTAATGGCTGGATTTGCAACAGGTAAAAATTCAAAAGCAATATCTGATCGATCAGGTATGGAGTTTCCGTATGGAGTTTCCATATGAGGAAATGGTTAGAGAATGGAATGGATCATTGGTACATATTTCTGAATTTGAACCTAAACATCCTCAGATTAGAAGAAAAAGAGTCGTAGCAGATAGAATAGCTTTACAAAATCCAAGATCGCAAGATTTTAGCGCAAACTCAGGAGGCAAGATGTTTGCTTTAGCAGATTTATCTTTACCGGGTGAATTTGCTTTTAAATCTGATGGAATGGTTCCTGAAGATCCGGCTGTACAAGATAAAGCTAGAGAATTAAGATCTAACTTAGGATCAGTAACCGTGGAGATATCATAATGGCAATTAGTTATTCAGATTTTTTAGCACAAGTTAGAAGTTACACGGAAGTAGATTCTAATGTATTGACCGATTCATTACTTGATCAATTTATCAGACAGGTAGAACTCGATATTGCAGGTAAAGTTGATTATGATGATTTAAGAAAATACTCAACTTCTAATTTTGTTACCGGTCAAAGATACTTATCCTTACCTTCAGATTTAGTTGTCATGCGATCTGTTCAAACTTTTGATTCAACGGACGCAAGTGGTACAAGAAGTTTTTTAGAAAAAAGAGATACAAGTTTTATTTCTGAGTTTAATGGATCAGGAGAAACTGGACTTCCTAAATATTATGCTATGTGGGATGATTTTACAGCTATAGTTGCTCCAACACCTGATAATACATATTTAGTTCAAATTAATTTCATTATTGATCCACCTCATTTCACATCTACAAATAACACATTTATAGCTCAATATCAGGATGGTTTACTGTTATACGGTGTTTTAGAACAAGCTTTTGCTTATTTAAAAGGACCTGCTGATATGTACAACCTCTATAAAACAAAGTATGATGAGAGTATACAAGCTTTTGCCTTACAACAAATGGGTAGAAGACGTAGAAGTGAATACGATGATGGAGTACCAAGAGTTAAGGTTCCTTCACCATCGCCATAAACAAATTTTTAGGAGGAAAAAATGGCAATTACAACTAACGCAATATGTAATAAGTGGTGGTCATGTATTTAAATTAGCATTATATGATTCTTCAGCAACAATTGGAGCTGATACAACTTCTTACACTGGTGACAGTACAGCAGGACAAGTTCCAGATACAGGTCAATACGCACAAGGTGGCGGAGCATTAGTTAATGCATTAGTATCAGTAAACGGAACAACAGCTTTTGTTGATTTCAATGACTTATCATTTACTGGAGTGACTTTAACTGCAAGAGGTGCATTAATTTATAATACTTCAACTTCTGATAAAGCAGTAGCAGTTCTAGATTTTGGAGGCGATAAAACAGCAACAGCAGGAACTTTCACTGTACAGTTCCCTGATGCAAACGATACACAAGCGATTATAAGAATATCGTAAGGTTAATATGGAATGGCCAATGCTTGGAACGAACTTACTTGGGGTATAGGAAACTACGGAGAGCAAAATAATGCGACCGTATCTGTATCTGGCGTAAGCGCAAGTACAAGCATTGGTACTGATTTCACAATCACAACAACCGTTGATTTTGGTTGGTCAAGAAAAGAATGGGGAACTTTTGCATGGGGTATTCAAGGTACTCTTTTAGCAACAGGCTCATCCGCAACAGCAACAACAGGAACACTTACAACACAAGCAGATGGTTTAGCAGAACCTACAACCATTAGTGCTACATTTAGCATAGATCAAGTAATAACAAGAATTGATAATGAAGTTATTCTTGAGGGTGTAACATTACAAACATTTACAGGCAATGAAGTTACTGAAGGAAATGCAGTCGTAACTCCAACAGGCGCCTCTGCTACAGTAAACACAGGTCAGGCAACTATTGATCCTACTTTCTTAGTTGGCGAAGGCTGGGGTAGAGATACTTTTGGTAACTTAGCTTGGGGAGTAAATTATTCTGTTATAGCGGCTGGACCAAATGGTCTTTCAGCTTCTATTGTAACAGGTAATGAAGATGCCTTTACTGATGTAACAGTTGAGGTAGAAACTGCAGGTCAGTTACAAACAGCAATTACACCAGTTGGAACTTCAGCGAATGCTGATCATGAAATTGCAGCAAGTTTACTTATTTCCTCTGCTCAAGGAGATGTTACAACAGAAGCCACTGCATTAGTTGAACCTACAGGAATATCTTTAACTATTTCTATTGGAGACGCTGAAGCGGGATTATTATTAGAAGTACCAGTGACAGGGGTTTCAGCCACCATTAATATTGGTAACGAAGATACTTCAGGTAACGCAGATGTGAATGTTACTGGAATAGCTTTAACCTCAGCGATTGGAGATGTTGTACCAGTTTCTGGATATGATGTAACAGGAGTTTCAGCTACATTAAATTTAGGAACGGTAGATATTACAGGAAATGGTTTAGTTATACCAACAGGCATTGGATTGACTATTAGTGCAGGTTCGCCTAATATTATCGCATGGGCAGAAGTTGACACAGGCACAGATGTGACTTGGACAGAGGTTGATTTGGCTGCTTAAAAAGAGTAAAATACATATACAGGAGTTTTTAAAAATTTATGGCATCAAGTTATTCAACAGATCTTAAACTAGAACTTATGATCACTGGCGAAAACGCTGGTACATGGGGTGATAAAACAAATACAAATTTAAATTTAGTTCAACAAGCAATTGCTGGTGTCGAATCAATTGCATTATCAGATGGCGGCACAGTTACACTTGTCATGAGTGATGCAGCTATTTCTAATGCAAGAAACATGGTTTTAAAATTAACTGGAACTTTAACAGGTGCTTCAGAACTTCATGTTCCAGATTCAATTGAAAAATTTTATATTATTGATGCAACATCTGTAACAGGCGCAACTAACTTAACCGTTGAAACAGTTTCAGGAACAGGATTTACTTTAGATCAAGCAAAAATTTATGCATGTTATTCAGATGGTACAAATATAACTGAAGTATCATTAGATACTTTAGGAGGAGTTATTGGA